ACCTAGAGTTTGCCCTGCTTCTTTAGCTGCTTTTTTTAATTTTTTATTACCAAGTAATCTTGCTAATCCTAATAATGGTGCTGCCATGGTATCTCCTAAACGATGGCTACATCAGGACCTAGTGTGCCTTTTGTATTCCATCTTGAATTTTGTGTTGTTGAATGTCTGAGACTCATGGTTGCATAACGTGTAGCAGACATTAAGTCATCTTTGAGTTTGACCAGTTTTCCATCTTTACGATGATACATTCGATACTCCTCAAACCAGTCATAAAGGGTATTAAATACTTTAAATCGTCCATGCTCCATTCTATCGAGCATCTCCATAAGCCCTGCTTCTACACTATTGCCACCTTTTTTCTCACCTAGTGCAGGTGGGTTTTCAAAGTGGAAAGGCAGCATATTGACGTAAGCATCACGATATTGTTCAGCTAGAGTGATACCTGAACCTTTATCGTGTTGATATCCGTCATGGGGCCAAACTATTGGTATATAATCACTACCTTCCCTTTCATTGATATGACTTGCATGATAACTCGGTATTTGTTTGCTCATCTTATAGCAATCATAAACGTATAAAATATCCTTATCCCTATCCCATGCTAACCAAACTACTGCAGTCGGATGGTCATATCCAAAATCCAGTCCTGCAATACGTGGAAAGTGAGGTGGTATCGTAAAAGGCTCACAAGTAAGGTTATCCTCATCTATAGGAAACACGAGCCCTGAACCTATCATCGGTATACCTTTTGACCTCATATCTCGCTCATGAGGTGGTAAGGCTTGTAAAATCTGCTCTTTCATGTCGTCAGTTAGATGGTCTGCATCTTCCCAACCTGCTGTAATCAATGCTTGTCCTAGCTTTAGATCACTCGTAAAATTCTGTACAACCTCTGTAACCCCTGATTCTGGCGTAAAGGTAAGATAAACCTGTCCTCTTTTATCCAATGTTCTTGTAATACATTGTGAATAGATATCTTGTGGTGGTTCTTCATCGAGCCAAATAAGGTCAATACTCTCCCCCATAAATTTTTCAGCACCCATTTCATAGGCTTTAAAGGCAACACGAGACCACCCTCCAGTTTTGTGTTTTACAAGTACCGAGGAGTGCGCATTAGGCACACCTGGTTTTCTTGTCGTTTCACCAATGAGATGCTTAGGAATTGATCCTTTGCCTTTCTCTCTAGGGTTGTCTGGTTGCCCAAATAATTCTTTTTGACAGATATCACGTGTGGTTTCATTACTCGCCCCACATACCCAAGCCTTTATCGGCTCTTTATATCTTTTGCCTTTCCACCAATCAGGATAAAGACCTGTTAAATGGATAGCCATCTCCATAGCCCCTACATAGGACTTGCCTACCCTGTTCGCTGCCATTAATAACCTTTGGTTCGCATCTGCCCCACTTTCATGGAATCTAGACTGAAACCTATAAGGTGTGTAGTAATTTAATCTATTGGTCTGTTGGCGAGTCTTAAGGGTGGATATGATTTCTTCTATTCTTTGAGTTTCAGTAGACATAGTTATCCACTTCTAAGTTTACTACTTTTTTTTCTTAAAACAACCATATCTTGTGTTTTTGTTAGATTGAATAGGCACATGTAGTGTTGTCATATATATACTCTATATCTCCCAAGAGAATATGGAGAGAACTATATACATATATCTGTGTGCGTATGGGGGTTGCCTGTTGTTGTGTAGAAATCCTATATCGGTTTATTAGTGGATTATTATATTGTCTGTATGGTCTTTTATGGCTAGTAATAATATATATGATAGTAAAGTATACTAGATTTTATTTCATGTGATAGTGTGCATATAGGAACGTTTATTCTGTATGCTAGATAATTCTCTATTCAATAAGTAAAGACAAACTACTTATATTAATAAGGCTTATTAGTGTTGATATACATAGGTTTTATAAATTGCCTTGATTAGTAAGGCTTTGCCGATTTCTGATCTATGGCTCTAAGATGTAAATATTAGGCATATTCTTTATTTGACCAGACAATTATACATACAATAAAAAAGGCTCAATTAAGAGCCTTTAATATATTATTTAGATCGTATTTTTAGATCGTACAATATTCAGTATATGACATTACCTTAGGATAAATATCCTGTTTTAAATTACTTGGTCTTGGTAGATCGTGAGCAATACAACCTAAGGCAGTATTAGGATATTCAGTCTTATGATCTTCAGTCCATTGATCAACGCCTATAATACCTTTTAGCGAATCGATACTATGATATACAACCATATGATCTAATGATATAGCTATATCAATATATTCTAATTCTGGTAAATGTTTCTGTACGATCTCATGCGATCTTTTCCTAAGATCTTCGTAATTTTTATTATCTTTTTCTATTTGTTTAAGTTTTTTATAGTCTAGCATTTTTACCTCTTTATATTGTTATTTGCACTTATTGTGCTATTAGTTTTTTATGGATCTAACAACCATATTTAGAATATATGTCATATATTCAGATAATGCAAATAAAAAAGCCATTAAAATATAATGGCTCTTTATTATGTATTTATTAATTAAGCTACTTTTTTGGCTTTATTTTGTAATTTATCCAGATAATCAATAGCTTTAGATGATTGACTAAAAGCAGTCATTATTGATCTAGGCTTATCTTCTAGCAAATCTATCCAATGATTAAGGTATTTAGCATGATCTACTCTAGGACTAGATGATACATTTAAAAGACTACATAATATAGCAGATCCAGTTTCTGCAACTAATTCTTCAAATGCATACTCTTTTGATCCGAATTGAGTGCTTTTGAGTCTATCAAGTCTCTTTTTTGATCCTGTCCAGTGTACTAATTCATGTAATAGTGTTGAGTAATAGTTTTCTTTAGCAGTCGAAGTTTCTGTTGATATAAAGTTTTCCTTTAATGGTATGTTGATTATATCCTTACTAGGACTATAAAAAGCACCATTTCCACCATTATTTATTTTAGCATTAGTATTAGATATATAGTCTTCACAATCTTTTAATATTTCAAATTGTGTCTTTTCGGTTTTATCTTCTTTAATTTCATAACCCTCGATTTGACAAGCATTAAAAACATTATAAGTCTTTAAAAACCAATAAGACTTTTTATCATCATCTTTATCTTTTGACGTTCCTTGAGTCCAGAAAAATACTGTTTCTGATTTACTACCTTTAGTGATTTTATATCCTTTATCAGTCCAATTCTTAAAAGTACCGAATTGGTTTGAAGTCCAATTATTATCAATAATAGCCATTGATAGACTAAAAGTGTTGAAGCCATTATATGACCTATTACTTTCAAAATTGACTGGTAAGCCATAATTGAAAATAGAATTTTTCATTGGATTGATCCAATTACTATCATGTTTTATCATTAGGTTTCTAATTTCTAGCCCTAATTTGTCTATTCTTTCATTAGTTTTTGACATTGTATAACCTCTATTATTTATTAATTAATAATATTATTATCATATATATTATATTCGGTCAATAACTAGATATTTAATAAGAGATCAAGTTGTAAAAATATAATAGAAATACCGAAAAAAAGAATAATACTAAGAATAGCACCAATAATTATTTTCAATGCTTGATAGATTGAATGAATAGACATTATTTTAAAACCTCTACTATTTGTGTTTCTTTACTGCCTAATGTATAGCAAATCATACAGTCTTTACATTTACCCATACAATTAGGTTTAATATCACTATCTTTTGTAATTACATTGAAAGTCTTATCAAAATATAAAGGTATTTTTTTCATTGGTGCATTAAATTTTGAATTACTAAAGATAAGTATTAAATTATCTGGTTTTTTATTGGTTTTAAAACATTCTTTTACTAGATAATATTGTTTAGTCCATAGGGTAAAAGTAACATCTTCATTTTTATTACATATATTTATATAGTTTATTAAATGAGTATTGTTAATCAATTCGCCATGAGAATGAAATCTCATAACCTTAATATTAAAGAATTTAGGTAAAAGATCATAATCAATTATAGATTGTGATAACTTATCAGAGTTTAACTGCCATGCCTTAGCATTGTTTGTAAATCTATTTATATGCTTTTTGCTGTAGCATTCACCCTTAAAACTACATTTATTTAAACAATATAAATTAGTCATAGTATTGGTATTAATGCTAGATAACCCTTGCATTTTACCATTTCCTACACTTATTTTTATATATTCCATAATAACCTCACTTTATTAATTACCTCTAATCTATATCATATATTCAGATAGTGCAAGTATTGATTATTTATTGATTATTGTTTAATTTTAAAGATATTATGCTAGATAGATTGAATTACATCTTGGATTGACTACTTGGATTGACTACTTGGATTGAATGACTGATTGAATGACTGATTGAATGACTGATTGAATGTATCGCACTTCCATGT